GGTGACCGTCATGGAGCGGCGGGTCAGGCTGACCTCATGCTCGAGCACGGAATGCCCGGCGTCGGTGATGCCGAGAGCGGGAAACTCGCTGGGATCGCCGGCGGGCTCGACCTCGACCTCGACAGCCAGCTCGGCGATCGCCGCCTCAATGGCGGCGAGGATGGTATCGCGCACCGTCATGTTGCGGCTCCCGCGTCTGCGACCACGAGCCACCAGGCGCCGATGTCGTCGCGCTTGGTGACGTCGGAGATCTCCCACCGCCGGCCGTGATGCGTGAAGCTGTCGCGGGTCTTTGATGGCCGCTTCGGCATATCGCTCTGCTGGATCTCGTAGGTCAGCTTGCGAAGCGTGCTGCCGGCGCCAGGGAAGCCAGCAGCGGCGTCATCCGTCCAGATCGCACAGATCGGCGGGAGGATGACGCCATCCTGCGTGTAGATGATCCGTTCAAGGTCGGCGAACGCCTTGAAGAAGACGGGCGCTGCCGCCCTGAACGGATCGACCATCAGACGCGGTGGTTGCGGATGGCAGCCAGGATCTCCGGCTTGGTCTTGGCGGTACCGAGATCGATGCTCTCGTCGACCGCGTACTTCTTCAGCTCGGGCACGGTGAAGGCGTCGAAGCCGTCGCTATCGATTTCGCTGTCGGGATCTTCGACTTCCGAGATCTCGCCGCGGAGGCCCTTCTCGATGTCGATCGAGCGCTGTTCGGTAATCTCGTGCTTTTCGGTGCCGACGGGCACGGTCGCGCCGGCGTCGACGAACGAATTGCCGTTCGTATAGGCTGCGCTGAGCAGCAGAATGACTTTCTTCATGCAAATAGTCCTCGATAACCAGCCCGGCCCAGCCGTGGCGGCGAAGGGGTGGGTTAGAACGAAGCGTTCAGGCGGACGTGGACGGTCGTCGTGGCCGCCAGCGCTGCAGTGGTGCACGCACCGATCAGCGTGTTGCCGGCAGCGGTTGCGGTCACGACGCGGTTCGTGTTGTCCCAATAGACCCGCGCACCTTCGGCGATCGCGTTGGCGTCCTTGGGGAACTCGAATTTGCCGGTGAGGCAGAAGGGCCCGCGCTGACCCTGGGCGATGTTGACCTTGGCGACGCCGAAGATGGCACCGATCAGGGCACCGCCACCGGATGCGACGGCAACCGGCGCGGTGAGCATCTGGTCATTCGAATGACCGAGGAAGTTCTTCATGGATGGTCTCCGGAAACAGGCCCGGGCGACCTCACGGCCGCCCGATGCGCGCTTCAATGATGGTGGTCGGGGTGGCGGGCGCGCTTAGGCGCCCGGGTTCTTGTCCATGCCGCGCCAGTCGATGGCCTTGGCGCCGAACACGAGGCGGCCCTTGATCTCGACACCGTCGGTGACGAAGCCCTGGCGCTGCTCGGTCTGCAGACCTTCATGGCCGGCAAGGTGAGCTGCCTCGATCGTGTCGATCGACTGGCTGTTCGGATCGGCCGACAGGAACCAGCTGTTGTCGACGATGCGACCTTCGATGATCGGCGTCAGCGACCGGTTGTAGTCCGGGTTGATGTCGCCGTTCTTCGTCGCGACGTAGTTCGACGAAGTGTACTGGTTCGCCTTCTGCTCCTTCAGCGGCCCTGCGATCAGGAAGCTCGGCGCATTGTTGAGGAAGCGGCCGTTCGCAGTCTTCTGCGTCCGCATGCGCGTGCGGCCGGCCTGCAGCGAGTTGATGTCGATGTCGGCTGCGGCACCGAGGTTGCCGTGATCGGCATGGAACAGCGTCTTGCCGTCGCTCATCAACGGGTTGCTGAGCAGGATCGCCCAGACGACGTCGCTCTCGACCTGGGCAGCTTCCTGACCCATCGCCATCGGGATACGATCGAACGCGTTCAGATCGTCGTTGATTATCGTCTCCCAGGTGATGGAGATGATCTGGCCCCACTTGCCGACGACGTACTGCTCGGACGAATCGCCGACCGTTGCGTACTGGTACTCGGCACCCTCGGCGACGGCCTGCATCTTCGAGATGTCGGACAGCGCCACGCGGCTGACCGGGCGGAAGTCGGGAACGGTTGCTGCCCGGACGAACGGCTTGAAGGTCTGCGGCGCCAGCTCATAGGCGCGGCGCAGCGTCCGGCCGACGGTGTTGCCCATCAGCGCGGGGAAGTCGGCGGTGGTGTGCTGGCCGGCAGCGCGCGGCTGCTGATAGCGGAACACCGCCTGCGCGACCTGGACGTCGCCCATGTTGCGCGTGCTGACGCCGGTCGACTCCAGGAAGTCGCGCGCGAGCACCACCAGGCGGCGACCGGCGAACGCGTCGGCGCCCTCGATCAGCTGGTTGCGCGGGTTGGCGCGGTGCGCGATCGCCGAACTCATCGCGTCTGCGCGCGCTTGGAACTGCGCGAGCGGAATCGTCGCTGGCGAATAGTTCGTGATCGTGGGCGCGTTGGTCGCGATATGATCGATGATGCGCTGGCGCGCGGTGTCGACGGTCACGCCTTCATCGACGAGCGTGTCGCCGAACGATGGCTCGAGGCGAGCACGGCTGACCTCGTTGCGGATGCTCGAGGCGCGCGCGCGCTCGGCAGCGATGCCGGCGTTCACCTGGTCGGCGATGTTGACCGATGCGGGGGGCGCAGGCGGGGTCGGGGTCGGCGCGGGAGCAGGAGCGGGCGTCGGGGTCGGCGCCGGCGCGATCGGATCGGGCATGGGATTCTCCGGTTGGGTGGCGGCAGGCGCCGGGGGGCTCACCTGGTTGGTGATGAGCGGGTGCGCGGGGACCTTGCGGAACCCGAACTTCGTGGGATCGAGCATGTTCGTCGCGGTGGACGCGCCGGCGATGCTGTCGATGAACTTGAGGTCGAGCGCTTCGGCCGCGGTCAGCCAGGTCTCGGCATCGAGGAGCGGATTGAGCTCGTCGGCCGACAGACCGGTGCGCTGGGCGTAGATGTTGACCAGCTGCGCCTGCAGCATGTCGAGGCGATCGGCGGTCGACCGCAGTTCGGTCGCGACGCCGTACGTACCGTCGGACGGCTTGTGGATCATCATCACCGCGTTCTCGGCCATGATGATTTCGTCGCCGGCCATCGCGATGATGCTGGCGATCGAGCCGGCAACGCCGTCGATGTGGACGGTGACGCGGCGGGCCGACTGCTTCAGCGCGTTGAAGATCGCAAAGCCGTCGAAGACGAGGCCGCCTAGGCTGTTGATCCGCACGGTGATGTCGTCGGACGCATGATTGACCCGATCGACCACCCACGCAGCATCGAGGCCGTCGCAGCTATCGCCGACGACGCCATAAACCAGAATTTCCATATATGCTCCTCAGCGACGCTTGCGGGCGAGTGGGCGCTCCAGCGCGCCGGCGACGCGGTACTCTTCGACCCTCATCACGTTTTCTTCTTCGCGATCGGCACGATCGGTCCCGCGTCACCGCCCGTCGCGCCAGTTTGGGTGGTATTGCCAACCTGCGTGACGTGGCGCGGGTCGCAGTCGAAGATCAGTCCTGCGTCGTCGACCTTCTTCGCCCAGCGCGCCCACGCCGCGAGTACGGTGTCGGGGTTCTCGCCCCGCTCGCGGATGGCCGTCTCTGGATCCATCAGACCCGCGCGCACCATGTCGCGGATCGCGGGGCCTTCCGTCGCCAGATCGAGCATCTCGCGACGCGGTGGGGTCCAGACGAACTTGCAGCCGGTGACGTCCTTGCCGGTCAGGGCAGCAGCGCGCAGGAACCACAGGCCGGCCGGCTCGCAGAACTGCGGAATGAGCATGTTCCACGTCCAGCTATCGAGCTGGCGGTTGTACGCAATGCGGCCGATGCGACCGCTGGAGAAGTTGACCGCCTCGAGATCGCCGAAGATGTCGTACGGGAGGTTCATGCCCGTCGCGAAGGTCCGCACCGAGATCTTGGCGAAGTCGACATAGCCGTCGACACCCGGCGGGTTGGCGAACTTGATGTCGGCGCCGAAGGGCAACGTCTCGATCATGCCCGGTTCAATGAAGTCGGCATAGTCGACATCGGGATCGACGTCGCCGTCTTCACCTTCCATGCCCGTCCGGAAGATCGCGTAACTGGCGGCGATCTTCTGCCGCAGCAGCTGCGCATCCTGGTAGTCGGCGAACTCACGCATCGCGAGGATCACAGGCGCGAACCAGCTGGCGCCGTGCATCTGACCAGGCCGATCTTGGCGGAACACGTGTAAAACGTCTGCGGCGGGTACCGGCGTGGGTTGCAGCGACCGGGCGTTCATCGCGCCGGGGTGTTCGGAATACAGCCAGTAGCTCTGCCGGTTGCCGAGCATGTCGAGCTGAATACCGGAGATGTATGCGCCGCCGGTGAAAATGCCGTTGCGGTTGGCATCGAGGTGGTCGGGCTCGAGCAGCTGCAGTTGGAAAGGAACGACGTAATTATCGCGAGCAAACCGCGGCCGGTTTCGCGCCAGTACGGATCCGCTTTCAACGACGGTTCGGGCGGCGAGCAGCTGCAGGCCGTAAAGGTTGCTGCGGCCGTCGGCATCGCAGTCGGTGGTCTCGAAATGCGCCTTCGCCAGCGCGGTCATGTCCGCATCGGGCTCGCCGTTGCGCTGGACCTCGAAAGTGATGCCGGTGCCGACCAGGTCGCTGGAGATCGCGGAGACGGCGCGCTCGGCGTACGGGTTGTTCCGCACCATATCGCGCGCGGTCTGCGCGAGAATATGCGCGGCGCCAGCGAGTTCAGAGTTCGCGTCCCGGCCGGTGCGGCGCCAGCCCTGCGATCGGCGCGAGTGCGTTGCGCCGTCATACTGTGCGCGGATCCCGCGCAGCGATGCGCGCTGCGTCTCGACCTGTTCGAAGCGAAGCCGCGCCTGCGCACGCGCGGTGGCATAGCTTGGCGCGACAGACGCCAGCGCGCGGGAGAAGAAGCTCGACATCAGCAGCCGTTCCGATAGCCGGGATAGCTGCGGCGGTTTCGACGGCCGGATGTCCCGGCGAGGTCGCCCTGGATACGCTTCTCAGCCTTGAGCAGATCGTCGAGCGACTGGTACGTGACCTCGCGACCATCGGCGTAGCGAACGCGCAGGACGCCGCTGCCGATCGCCGTCTGGATCGCTTGGAGGTCGGACTGGTTGAACGCCATCAGCGCCGCCCTTTCAAATGGCTGCCGCGGGGTTTGCCGGTCAGCGGGTTGATCTTCGGTGGCTTAGGCTTCGCCGGGGGCTTCACTGGGGCAGCTGGCCGCGCCGATCGCGGCGTCGAGGTACCTGAATGCGTCGGCGCCGGGGCGCGTTCAGGTACCGTGACGCCAATCGCCCGGGCCCATTTGACAGACGACCAGCGATCGAGGCCGAGCGCATAGGCAGCAGCGCGAGCGTACACCCGGCAGTCGATCGCTTCGTTGCGCGGTCGGGTCTTTTCCCAAACCTGGCGGGAGAAGCCCGTCCTCTTGTTCTTCACGGTGACGAGCTGCTCGGCGACGAGCTGCTGCAACCATTCCTCGTCGACGCCCATCGGCAGGAAAATGTAGCCGTTGGGGAACGGTTGACCGTCGAACGGCTGGTCAAGGCGCAGCCAGCCGTATGTCTCCGACTTAAAGACCGAGACGGCGATCGTATAAAGCTGGACGCCACGCTGAACCTTTCGGCCGCGAACGGTGACGTCGACCCAGGTGGGCCCGATAACCGGCTGGGAAGCGTCGAACTTCCCGACGCCTTTGATCGCCATGACTTCGCGCGGGTGTTTGCGGGCCCAGTTATAGACCTGCGTGGTCGAGTGACCGTCGCCGGTGTCGATCGCCAGTTTCGTCATGCGCAACCGGCGACCGCTGGGCGTTTCCCATTCTTCGCGAAGGAACGCCGTCAGCTCGTCCCAGACCTCTTCGCCGGCCGGGTCGCCCATGAACACGCGGTGGTCGATCAGGACGCTGCGCATCCCCTCGCCCCAGCCCCATATGCTGGCTTCGATGCGGTTGCGCTGGACGTCGGTGCCAACGGTGATGCGGGCAACCCATTCAGGAGCTTCGCCCAATCGTAGATCCGGCGATCGCCGTTCGTAGAGGCGCTGCCAGTCGGGTGCCTCGCCCTTCTCGACCCATGTCAGACCGAGCGCAGTGTTCGTCCAGACCTTGTACGTTTCGGGCGTCTTCTTCGCGAGCAGGAAGGCCGCGACCGTCGACGACAGCTTCACCCAGGACGAATAAGCCTCCCAAATATGGAAGCCGGCAATGCCGTTGAACGGTTCGGTCGCCCGCCATTCGCCCTTCAGGACGGCCGACCAGCGATCGGCGTCGTCCCATCGGCAGCCGTTATGCTCGCAGACGTAGTATGCGGTGTC